TAAGGCTTATTCTACATATTTCACAGGTGGTTCTGCCGCCGCTACAGAAAGGGCGGCTGCAAATCACAACTTTGTATTAGTTGACGCTACTCGTGTACAGAACGCAGAAGAACTAGGTACGATACTGAGTGCGGCTATCAATACCTATCCGGGTACAGACCCGCTAAAGGCTATAGGTGGTACGTTCATGCCTTCTATGCAAAGTGCTCATGGACAAGACCGCTATGGCTGGGTTGACCTAACAATATCAGCCGGTACCAATCATAATGGTACAACTGCCGATGCAACTATCACTGCTGCTAGTGATTCAAGAATAGCCACTTTACCTAGTTATGGCTGGTTAAGGTTTAGCGACGGCTCTAATAGTTACTTTGCACCTTATCATTCTTTGAATAAAAGTAGCCGTGTATTCACATTAGGTAGAAATCCGCTTCTTCAAAATAATGGAAGCGGTACTTACAACGTAATTACTACTAACCCAGTTAATCCTATCAATGCTACCGAAATATTACCGGCAAATATGGTACCCGCTGTGGCAAATCCTGATTTTAAAATGTATGTCTGGACTAAGGCAGGAGTGAGAATAGGTCATACTTCAGGTGTAACGAATAACCAATACTCTGCGGTTCACTTTAGTGGATTACACGACGCTGTAGATAGAACCAGACCCACAGGCGCAGTTGGCTGGAACGGTTTACCTTATGCTAAGATAAACGCATATAGTTACCTAGGTGATGCAGATGCCCGTGTATCTGGCTTGGGCTCATGGCACCCATTCCTTGGATTTAGTCCGTATGGAGCGGCTGAGTCTTGTATATCTTCAAAGCAACCTGTTAATTCAGATGAGGCTGCGGTTACATTCAATAAAGGCGAACACTGTATTAACGGCTTGTCTTCAAGGCACATAGTTGTAGTAACTCATGAAAGTGAGTTGCCACTTATTGCTAAGGCGGACAGGCATGGTATATTCTGCTCAGGTGACTGGATGTACGCTGGTGCACTATCCGCAGGAAGCGCTACTGGACTTTCACTAGGTACAACTGCTTGGGATGTAAATAAGGTTCATAATAAATCAAGATATGTAGGGCCCGCTACTGCTGGACCTCATGTAGAAGCACAAGTTCACAGTGATTACAAGCCTCCAATTGGCGCAAATGCAGGTAACAGTTATGATGACTATCCTGATACTGCTGCTTTGGCAGCAGTAGTAGGTGGAGAGCACCAATGGCACGCTACTTTCACTAGTGGTAAAATGGTCAGGATGGATTCCTGCCTTTATCCAACAGGAGATTTGTTTTGGGATGAAAGTGTAATGAAAAATTCCAACTTCCATGATGACTTCGATGCTACTTATGGCGTAGGAAACGCTGTCGAATGTATAGGTATAGGTGGACTTGATGACTACTTAGCACCTAATACTGGAAGAACTTATGAAAATGCAAATGATGGGTTATTCGCATTCTATCACAATCGCTCTGCTGCTCGTAATTTCCTTCCTGAGCACGTAGTTTGGAAGAGGATGGACGGAGGTAGTTTAACTATGCCTGCTGTAAATGCCAGAGGACTAGGTATGATTCCTTGGACTAAAAGGGCACTTATGGCCAATAAATCACTATCTTCTGGAGACAGAGTGTACGGGGCAGCAGGCTCTATGTGGTCTATGACCGGAGAGAAAATATTAGGAAACGTCAGATTCTCCTTTGAGACTACTAACTCAGCAATGTTCCCGATAATACAGGCCCAAGAACTAGCCCATCCTCAATTGGCAGAACAAAATAACGCAGAAATCAAAGAATATGCGTTACTAGTACCTAATGAAGAAGAACAATTTAAGTCCATAAAGGTCATTGACGATACTGGGCAAATTCATTTGATAAAGGGAGGCTCTCCTCTTGGTACTGTCATAAGAGAGTTTGGTCATGTTGACGACGATGCTAGAGATGCTGCAGGGATGGCCCCTTCTATAGCAGGTCAAGGTGATGCCCCTAATCTAAAGATTAGATTACCTAATTCTGACGAAATACCGGGTAATGTCATAGTTAGGTCTGGATTTGACCGTTTACAGGCATACCAAAGCGAAACTATGGGTAGTGGTGGAATGACGCCTTTGCATGGGGCAAATAACGAAAGTAAGCATTCTTCTTACGCCAAGGATTTATTCCAAGATACTTATCCCGGTCCTTTCAATTGGCCAAGTTGGGAGAACAAGGGTTGGGAACACATAAGCCAAGATGGAATAGATGTATATGCAAAGTATGCCGCTGGCGTAGGAGGGGACAGGCTCAAATTCCCTGCATCTACTAACGAAGGATTCAATGACCATTCTTTGAATGCACCTCTTGAGACCAATTACGAAATGCATGATAGAACTCTATATTTCCATATTACTGAAATGGGGACTACAGGTACTAACGGTACCGTCTCTTCGTCGATTTCGTCAAAGAGTAATAATGCAGGGACTAAAGCAGACCCTGCTACAATTACAATAAATGGTTTGGCAGAAGGGAACCAAATAGTCACCAATCATTTCTTTTTACACAGTGAAGATTACTTAACCGAAGTAGCAGGGTCTGCACCCACTGCTGCCAGAAGGTTCGCTAGGATTTATGATGCGAATACAGGAAGGGGAGGAATCTTTAGTTATACGGGAATGACTGGTATGAGATTTGACGGAGTAGTATATACTCCCGAATTAAAAGCCATGCTAGACAACATGGATAGTTTATTCCTAGGTGTACTTTCGGTTAGCCCTTCTTACTTCATACCAGCGGGTACTACTAGGCACTTTGCTTCTCGTAGACTAAGAGACCATAGTGAATACAGTGGTGCAAGTCCAGATATGAAGAAAGTAGACTGGTTTGGTATGTACGGTGCTGCTAAACCAAGCGGTAGTGGAAGTTTTGCTAATCCTTCTATACCATATCAATACCTAACTGCTCCTAAGATGACACCTATGCCTATACCAAGAATGGGCCATCATTATGTCACACCTACTATGGCACTTCTTCCCGGACACTATGCTCACCCAGCATATCAGCGTATATTTGACTTAAATACTGCCTGTAGAGCCTCAAGTCACGCAGAAGTAAATACTAGTCTAATAGGTGCAATGCAGTCTAAGCGAGAAAACACTGCAGAAACTGTAGCAGCAACAGGAACTAATTATTCATTAAAGGACTACCATAATCCACTAATTTGGTTCTCTACTCCTTCTGCTCCATTTGCTCCTTCCGATATACATGGAGGGGCATTTACCTTAATGACAGAAACTAAATTGAAATACGAAGGCTATGGAGTTGCCGCTGGACTTTCTAAGAATGCAGAAGGAGGCCATTCTATCGTATTAGAAGCAGCGTCTTCCTATACTATGAACAATCATTTCCCAGACCCTATGGAAGTCGGAGCCTATCAGATTATTATACAGCCTAATCTGTACAAAGACCAGTTAATTGGAAGCCATGAAAATGCATTATCTGCTACTGCAGCGCCTTCGGAAGCGACTACTGGAAGCACCAAGGTTCTTGAATTAACTGGCCAGCAAGTAAATACTGTCATTGCAATAGAGCAAAATGCATCTGCATACGGAGGCTATACGCTTATTCTAGCAGAGGCGACTATGGCTGATGTCAGAGGTTGCGAAATCATCATTAATGAACTAATGTTAGATGTTGACCCTGACCCCGGAAGTCAATTTACTAACTTACCTCCGTTAGCACTATACAACCCACTAGGAGTGCAGGAAACTACTTCTCCTCAGTTTAGTCGACGTAGTTTGCCTTACAGACCGGGTATGTTCAGTAGTAGTACTCCGGGTTATACATTGACCACTCCTTGGTGGAGCCAGACGCATAGTTATGGAATAGATACAGGTCCAGTTATGCATAACAAGGATGGTGGCACTTCGACATTTGGACTAACTATCAGTACTGCTGGCTCGTCATACACCGGTGCTTCTGGCTTAGCCACTACATCCACAAATGGACTTGGGACCGGTATGACAGTTACAATAACCGTGGGCGGTAGCGGAGAAGTTACTTCTGTCGTAGTAGTCAATGCAGGTAGCGGTTATAGAATTGGTGAGATAGTCAGTATTACTCAAAGTTCTAACACTACTGCTCGCCTAACAGTGAGTAGAATTAACTCCACTGGATGGAGACATCTGGAATGGACTAAGCCCGATAATTATTATGAGTTCTGTCGAGCAGGTTTTGGAGCGATTGGCGCACAATTAACACTTGCGGGTTACCCTACTCATTTCCTTGATATTTATGAAGAGCATAAGCGCAGAAGAAGCCTTAACCCAGTCTGTCAAATCAAAGAAGTAAGTTCCGGTAGTGGTACAATTACAGTGGATGACAATACAATGTTCCCTATGATACCGTATTATGGAGAGAAACTAGAGATTACTAGTAGCACAGGTATACGCTATACAGCAACCTATACTGGTAGAAAAGGCGGTCTGACCAAGCCTTCTGACGGAACAAGTCGTACTGCTACTTTAGGCCAACATGTACAGTTTACTGGAGTTACAGCAGATGCTAAGTTCTGGACCTATGCTGTCGCAGGCACACACGTTAGGTTAACTAGACCTTACGACACTAACCCTGCACAGTCAGTTTACACAGATTCACTTACCAGTATAACTACCCGTATATTACCTCAAATTTACAACGGTACAAGAGATACGAACAGTTTACATTTACCAGACGCTTTCCTTTGTATGTGGCACCCTAATTTAGGGCGACCATTTACTTGGTACAGTGATGCGGCTGATGGCGGTACTCGTGCGGCCTATGCAGGTGCTGGTGCTGCAGATGCTCCTCTTGATGCTAAGGGCTACAACCATGTACCTGAGTACTTTGAGACCATTCATTATCATGACTTTAACTACGTAGCGAGTAAAGGTCCATTTGCACTATCTATGAAAGCAGTAGTTCCTGCTCATTATGCTTCCTTTACTGGAGTAAATGGAGAAATAAATCTACAAAATGCAAGCAACCTCTTGTCTTCAGGCTCTCTTGTGGATAATGGTTCAGGGTATGCTAAGCAAACTACTGGAGGAATTGTTGTAGATACAACTGACCCACAATTGACATTACAGGTCGGTATGGATATTTACAAAAATAATGGAGAGAAAATTGGTAAGATTGCTGCGTTTACAGAAACATACGCAGCAGGTACTGCTAATCATGCTACGTTTACAGTAATCAGTCATGGAACAGGTACACTAGTAGCACTCGCAGATGATGACGAGATATGTTACAAGAGGGTTGACCCTGCCAACCTATACACTGCTGCAGAAATAGACAGTGCAGTAGATATGAACCCAATCACTGGTAGTAATCAGTACATAAAGGGACTAGTTGCTCAAGGAGGAAGCAGTGGTAGTGCTAGACATCATTACATCAATTTCTGGCCCGGAGGCTCAAGAGGAGGACCGGCTGTTAGTAGACTTGAGTCATATGGGCACTCTCTTATCGGATGGGGCGGAGACGCTTATGGCTTAGAATGTGGTTCATTCGATGATAGTACAGGGGTAAGGGAAAGGACATATGCTGAAATTAACAGCGCTACTCCTTCGTTTTCAAGAAACTATTGTTTCGGATATAGGTTTGGAATTAGACAAGCCTACAACCGTCCACAATGGTCTCCTTATGTCAGAGGATGGCAAGAAGTCGCTAACGGACAGGCGTTACTGGGCTATTATCACGGACCACTTGTACAGCAAGAAGCAGGTACATGGAACTGGGTAGGAGTTACTAGCGGACAGAGTGACGGTGCAGTATCTACAGAAGTAATAGGTGTATTAGAAAGAATTACTCAGGTTAGTAGTTTACTCAACCAAGACCAGATTGGGCGTCAAGTCAGATATAGCGATGGTCGCCGGATGACTCGCTCTTTCGGATGTCCCGTGCGCACTTTACGTAATGCCAGTGCGGTAAGGAGACAATATCCTAATGATGTGGCTGGAAAGAGCATAGTCGACATGGCAGAGGCTCATCGCTACTATATGGTCGATTGGTGGGGTAACACTCGTGGTGAAGATGTCAGGCGTTTCCCTGTAAGAGGATTCGGAGTCCGCCCATCTTGGGACCCTACTGATGCTTACAAGGATACAAACTATGCTCATCTTCCTAGTACCAATTTACTTTTCGGAGGAGATGGAACTGATTTACACAGCGGTAATGACAACAGTGTAAATGATGCCCAAGTAACCAAAACAGATTGGTTTAATCCAGCCAGTATGTTGAGAGTAGGGGATAGAGGAGACGGTAGAGGCTGTAGATGGCCTACTGTCTTTAATGAAAGTTTACTAATGAGTATAGACGAAAAGCACGACGCTACTGGTCTAGTTTTATCGAAGAGCACTGCAGAGCCTACAATCGGACAGGGCCTCATAAGACCCACCAATAATGTTCTTTCGGACGGAGAGATAGAAAGAGGAATTAGTGATAGAGTAGACTTGAACGACGACACTGGTTTACTAAGAATAAGTGCTTCTGTAGGAGAAAATACAGAGAGTATAACTGCGGATGTTAACTTGGCAGAGCCGATTTCAAGAGACGACATCAGAATAGGACTAGACGTAGACACTCTAGCCGAATTAAATGACGGAGTGAGTAGAGAATACATCATTATGTCTACAGAGGCGCACAGTTTACATACAGACACAGAAGTTGGTCAAAGAACAAATATTAGAGGGGCACATGACGTTGGTAGTCGTACTTTGAAAGACCTTGATATGACTTCGCTTACTTTCGCCAGTAACCCTACCGTAGGTGTCATCAGGCATTCAAATGCGCACGCTTTCTGGGCACTAGGTGGCTCTTATTACCTAACTTGGGCCCGAAATGCAGGTATACTGGATACAAAGGGTTGGGGTCAGCCTAAGTTACCTTCCAGTGGCCTTGTATTGTGGTTGAGAGCAGATGCGCTTAGTTTAGATAACGGAGCCGCAGTTACTGAATGGAGAGACGAATCGGGCGAGGGTCATGTTTTCACACAAGGTACTGCTTCTGCACAGCCTAGTTACGTGGCTTCGGATTCTGATTGGAACAATAAGCCCTACATTGCTTTCGATGGTGATGATAAACTTGAATTGGCATATACATCTACTCTCAATACAAATCAGTTTACTTTGTTTGTGGTATCTACGGTAGATAGTGATGATAATACTCATCATACTATAATTGAAAATACTGGTGCTGGCGGACACGCTAACAAAGGTTTCGTATTCAGAGCCGTTACTACCAGTAACGCTGGTAACAACGATATGTATCAGATGAGGACAGGGACGGGCGGCTCTCCTTCATTGAGCGTTCAGAATACGGCTACCAATAGCCTTGTTCCTAACACTCCTGCTATCAGTTCATTCGTATTGTCAGGTGGTGACGGAGCAGGAGCAACTGCCTCTAAGAAACTATACCATAATGGTATAATTTCTCCAGTGACAGGAACATATGCAGGGACCCTGAGTGCCGCCTATCATAAATCACCTGATGATGATTATGATATTGGTCATGAATCCGCCTACCAACTGTCTGGTCAATTAGGCGAAATTATACAATACAACAGAGCACTAACCGATGCAGAAAGAGAGATGGTCGAGAGTTATTTGTCTCAGAAATATAACATAGCGCCTACTACTAACAATAACTCTTACCGTTCCACTCATCCAAATCACACATTAGATAATAATTTGACGAGTCCCGGAGACCCAATTGTACAAAATATTAACGTCACTAGGAGTTCTATAAACTTGATATACAGACCAGTGCAGGTACTTGATAGTAAGCACTCTTTGATGTTTAGAGGTAACTCAATAGTAGCACAAGGACCACAATCTGGTAATAATTATTTCAAAGCAACTGCTGGTGGTAAATACGGCTTGTTTTATAGTTCGTCTATTAACAGTCCTGTTTTCGCAATGTATCCTTCACATAGCACTACCGTACCTGTAAGTCAAGGTCCAAAGATACCGGGAGTTGATGTAGCAGGTTATAGTAAGACTGACATAACTAATCCAGTTGCTCATATGGTCATGACTGCCAATACACTACAGCATTTCCGTGCAGATGCTAGTCGTAAATCAATAGACGACGAAGGTAATTTCGCTGTACAGCCGAGGTTTAGTCAAACTCTACACCCTAAGGGTAACGATAATCTTACTAGGTTTAATGATGGGGACTATAGTTGAGGTGATTAAATGGCATTAGGTAAGAATACGACCACTGGTAGATTTGACGGGGCAACTACTAACATACAGAATAACTTTGCCGCTCCTAGATTTGTAGATAACGCAGTTAGACACGCAGTGTATAGTAAGCAAACTACAGGCTTTTCTGTATCGTCACCAGTTAGTGATGACTTTATGACAACTCATGAAAGAAAGTATAAACTAATTGAAGAAGAAGATACAGTTAGGTTGTTCCATAACCCCACTGATTCTCATAATTTCCAAGGCCCAATCTTTAATCATTCAAATCAAATGAATGCAAAGTCTCCTTCAATAGGTAATGCTAGTGCACTACCCCCTTTGCTAATTGATGCAAACGACCACAGGAATAGGCTCTCACCTGACAGTTTACATAATTCTGAATTCTTTATTAATTCAGGGTCAATGAGCACATACCATAACGTCGATACTGGAGATAAGCAGACTGACCCCGAAGCCTTAGGTAGTTCTGGATATACAGGTGTAGGTACTTCCTTCCTCCTCGCTAATATGAAAGGTAAGTCATTATCTGACATTGGATTTACTAATAAGGTTGTCCAGATTGGGCAGAACATAGGCGTCGGTCTGCGTTCAAGCGACCTTGCAATGCGTGTCGTAGTGGCTAACCCAAGTAGCCTCAATTCTTTCCTGACTAAGGAGCACAGTAATACCTTCATAGCACAAGATTTCTACGGAGTAGATGCTATCTCTGCACTGAGGTTTATCTCTAAACACGATGGCTATAGTGCTAGAACTGACCAGTATAGTAACGTACAGTACGTTAGTCAAAATAGATACAATAAGTCTCATTATATTACAGAGAACAGAACCAGAGGTTACCTTGAAAATCAGACCAATAGTATCTACAATAGGGCCATAGTAAGGGGTAAGGCTAGGTCTAACAATGATGAAAATGTAGTGCAACTTGATGATTTTGGTCACCAAGATAAGGTAGGTAGTATAAATGAAATTCCCGGCGGATTATCTGCTCCTACTGCAATTACTAAGAAAAGTGCGAAAAAGATTGGACAGAGAGCACTTAGTATGGCAAGAAAAGCGACAGACGGTATCATAGTAGAGGGCGTTCAATCATCTTCCCACATGCATCCCGGTGACGCCTTAACTTACGATTCTTTATCGAATACTTACAAGCAGATAATTGTATCTAGTAAACACGATATGATTAATAAAACCAGTGACTTATCAATTAATGGAGTAGAGGCCTCTTTAGAAGATATTATTCAGAAATTCCAAGAAGTAGACATTAGCGGTAACTATGAGGCCAATATGGATAGAAACAGGCAAATTACAGTAGAAGAGTTTTCCACCTCTTTCGGATTTAAGGTCATTAGTAAATTGAAGATTTCTGAAAGAATAGAGGAAAATACAGCAGTCGGTACAACCATAGGTGCAGGTGGCAAAAACATAATTCGTGGTAATAGACTGTACCGTTCTAGCGGTAATTTTGTAAATAATGGCTCAGGTTACGCTATTGATTACGCACCCTCTGCTCCAGTTGTTGGTCATAAAGTTAAGATTTTGAGCGCAGGTACTGGTTATAGTAACGCTGCTCCAGCAAATACTGCTACTAACTTTATTACAGGTGCTGAATACGATACTAGCACTAACATAGTGGAGCACGTCGCTACTAGCGGGATAAATGTAGGTAAGCCTATTTCAGGCACTAATATACCCAGTAGCACAGTTGTAGAGTCTATAACCGACACTACTCACTTTGTGTTAAGTAAAACCCCAACTGGTGCAGTTTCTGGAGGAACAATCACTGTAGGAGCAGGTAGTGGACTTAGACTGACTACTACGACAGCAGGTGGTAAAATAACCAGCGCAGTCGTACATACTGCCGGTAGTAATTATGCACTTAACGATGTCATTAAAGTAGACGGGGGTAATGGAGATGCTAGGGTAATCATAACAAGTGCAATTGTTATAGATGACGGTACTGGTAGTGCGGGTAGTGCTTTAGCAGCAGGTACCAAAGTTTACCTAAATAACGGCAGTTTACTAGGTACAGTAGCCGAAAGCACTACTACTAGCATTACGTTTGACGACGGCCTCTATAATAAATTAATCAATAATAACTCGCTACTAGTAGCGGCTACTAATGATATTCCTGAAAAATCAAATCAAAGATATAAAATTGGTTCGGGACTGAGTAAATATTTAACGAATAGGAGAGGATGATGTGGGATTATTAAACGAAGGAACTAGATTTATGATAGATACGCTGAAAGAAAGAATAAACCAAGTTGTATTCGGATTTGACGGTACTATGGAAACTCCAGAAGATGGTGGGGTTGGAAGGCCAGCAGTCATCCTAACACCGACGGTCACTGTCATCGACGACAACACCTTGTTAGTAGAAGCCATCTTACCACTAACTACTACCTTTAGTAAACCACTAAGAGAAGTTGTACTTCGTTACCAAAGCCCAACTGATGCTACTGACACCACTGATTTGTTTAGGTATACTTACCAATCGATTACCAAAACAGTAAACAATGAGATACGGTTGTCTGTAACTGTAGAGGTGACAGCATGACCAACCCAATGTCAGGCCACACCGCAGGTACTGGTTTCAGTGCAGATGCACAGGGTCTCAAAGACGGAGATGGCTTAACTAGTCCAAGCCTGACTAATATCTATGAAGGAATCCATGGTAATGGAATTATGAGATTAGCAGCAGGTGCTACTGGCGATGCTTTGCGAAATAGCATAATTAGTAGTACATCAGGCTTTGTAGAAGAAGGCCCTACTGGTACTTCTTATGTCAAAGTTTCAGGAGGCTTTTGTAAATTGGACGGAACTTTGTATAAGTTTGCAGGAGGAAACGGGAATAGTGTAGAAGTACGAATCGGTACCGATACTAATTTCTCCGGGTCCTTACCAAGTCCCCCTTCTTCCGTTAGTGATGTATTTGTAGTAATTTATCTCGCTGCTGGTCTTAATGGCACTCATAAGCACGTAATGTACGAAATGGGCACTCCTGTAGCACCTAGTGCCGGTACTCCTCTAGTACCAAATGTATTCTTATCTAAGCCCACCTCACTCGGTACCGACAGTACTAATCACCAGACTACTGTTCTGGCCATAATTAGGTATACGTTGGCCGCTGGTCAAGCGAATATATCAGCAGCAATCAACGCATCGGGTATCGTACATGATAGAAGAACTATCCTAGATGCACATACGCCTCTTTATCTCGCTCCTATGACCAAAGGTGCAATTGGTGGCATAGCAGACGGCGATAACATAGACAGTGCTAGTGTAATGGATACTAGGCATACCAGTCCAGAAAACGGTGATTTATCAGGCAGTACCTTTGGAGCAATATGGCAAACTCATAACGAAGGTAATTACGTCGGCCATAGTGCTTCGGATAATAATCACGCCATATTACTATACGGTGCTCCTAGGAAACTAGATGGCGTTGCTGTACATGACACTCATAGATTAGGACCTAACCAAGTTGTCGAATTAACACACAGTCCTTCTTCAGTCGCCTTTACATTCGACCAAGGTAACATCTTTCTCGTCAGAACAGACAGTGGTGCGGTAACATTGACACCCAGTGGTACCTTCCCTCATGGGCATATAGTTAGAGTCAGAAATCATGCAAAAACTGGTAGCAATGACGTCACCTTTGACGACGCTGAGGTTAATGGTACAGATTCGGCAACTAACCGTACTATAGCGAGAGGCAAATATTCAGAATTCGTATACGACGGAACTGCGTGGCAAGTCTTATTTGAGCAGGCTTGATACTATGGGCAGACTCATCGATATGATGAAGCAGAAATGCGAAGAGTGCAGGCGTGTAGCCTTACCTCGTTCTATCTCTGGTCGTTACTTATCAGGCGAGCCCGTGGTTATACACGAGTGTTCGTTCTGCGGATACTTGCGTCAACATAGTCAACTCGGTTTACATGGATTGCGTAAGCAAAAGTCCAGTAATGTCACTAGGTCTAGTCAAGGTAGACTTAGTCGCTATCTCAGGCAAATGGCTAAGAAGTTGTAGTTTGCCTTTTTAATTTCCAATTCTTGTAAGATAATCCTTCCAAGACTACGCCAGTCAAAGCACCAATTACTAGTTCATTTTCAATACCTAGTGCTAGTATTACGCATAGTAGAAAGGTGCCCCACATCCAGTGGTGTATATGGAATCGCTTAGTCAGTAAACTAGGCGAATACGGAGTGACCCACTTGGCCACTACGTATCCGCCAATCAACGCTAGGCTGTAGTTTATCATGCGTTACTCTTCTTCGGACGCCGACTTGCGACGACGTGGGACTATCTTCTTGACATTACTCATTAAGTCCACGACTGCTGTCGAGACGGCGACTGAAGCGATTAATAATTTATTTATACCTTTAGTCATCACATCACGTCATTCATTCGGTGCGCTTCCCGATGATGTCATCGATTCGTAGTATACTAATAGTGACTTCGCTTGCAGACTGTACTGCTTGCCTGACGAGTTCTAGTGGTTCCCATACATCGTTATCTGACATAGAGCAACTACCTCCGGTCTCGATGTCTGGGCCTGCATCTACCTTTCCATTCTGATGTTCGTTACGGAGAGTCAGTACAGTATCTAGTGGGTCATGACCCGCATTCTCTGCTATGGCTGCAGGTATAGACTCAAGTGCGTCGGCAAAGGCGTCGATTGCCATTTGCTCACGGCCACCGGCCTCTGCTGCACGAGAGCGTAGGTGTAGCGCTGCATTAAGGTACGATGCTCCGCCTCCGGGTACAACATTACCGTTGTTGTAGGCTAGGCAAACTACACCCAGTGCGTCTTCAAATCCACGCTCGGTTTCATCCAGTGTCTGCTTAGTAGCACCTCTTAGGATAAGAGTAGTTACTTCTCCAGCACCTTCGACAACAATATACTTCATGTCACCTATTGTTTTACACTCTACCTCAGCATCTACTGCTTCATTAAGGTCTTCTGGCGTATGTGCTACTGTAGCATTGAGTAGTTTACATAGAGCAGTCAAACTACTCTCAGGTATCCTATGTGCTACAGAAATACCTTGCTTCGTTAATGTAGCAGCAACTACCTCATTAACGCTGTCTCTGACAAATACAGTTCCGCCTTCTGGTAAAAGAGAAGCGATTTGCTGTGCTTTTTCGACCCAATCATCTCTACTAGATTGTCTCTTATACTGCTGATATTCCGCAGCAGAGCCTAGTGAAAGTTGTACGTTATCGTCACTTTTATCTGCACTCAGGCCTGTATTAATCAACAGTGCTTTCGGTGTAGGCTTATCTGGCATTGCAGGGAGCATGAACTCTTTATGCAGAACTACTCCACTGAAACAAGATGAATCATCTAGTGCTCCACCGGGTTGACACATGACACGTATTCGCTCAAATTCACCCTTTGCATTTTCTACTGCTTTGACACATAGTTCACTGACATGTTCCATTGAAGACTCAAGTGCCTTTCCTGTAATCGATGTCTGTGCTACATGCTGTAGGTGATTTTTAGATGGTGTCTTTAGTGTATCAAGGTGTTCAGTTGCCCACTTACTGGCTTTACGATAACCTCTACAAATGACATTTGCGTGCAGACCTTTGTTGAATAATAGTTCACTATTACCTAACAGTTCACCTGCTAACACCACTGTACTTGTCGTTCCGTCATAACATACGCTTTCTTGCGTATTCGCTGCTTCTACTACCATCTTCGCCGCCGGATGACTGATGTCTAATTCTTGTAGAATTGTTGCCCCATCATTGGTGACGATGACGTTACCGCCACCATCTACCATCATCTTATCCATACCCATAGGACCAAGTGTGGTCTTGACGGTATTTACTATTCGCTTCGCTGCTCTGATGTTGTGCACTTGTGCACTCATATTGCTTTCATTGTCTTGCATTTATTTTCCCTCTCTTCATAATATTTTTCCACTATGGAATCTAAACAGGACGTACATACTTTGCGCCTGCCACAATGTATACCGTCCCAATCGGTCTTATGGCAAAAATCACATGTTGACATTACCAATCCACCTCGTATTCTTTGACTTCGCCTGACGCTCTGCAACGTGCTTTTACGAAGCCTTCGTCTACCCCGTGCCGCCATAGTTCATAAACTAATTGCGAATCTTTGAGGCAATACTCAGCAACCTTACTGTGATTGCCCTTTCTCCATTCTATTGGTGCATCATGACTATTCATGAGTTTACCCTTATTCAGCGTATGTAGACATGCGTCCGATAAAGGCACTGCGTGTCCCACTATACGCTTCAGTAGAGCAGAAGTATCGAATACTTGCTCTGTAGATTTATGCATAATGTCCCCTGCTGTCCAGCAGTCAAGTGCATCTCTGAGAATTGGTAAATCGAAGTTCTTTAGATTATGCCCTAGTACAAGCCCGCCTTCTGCAACGTGCTTCGCTAAGTCTTCTCCTAATGTCTTAGGGTGCAATGGCTTTACAACAGTACCTTCTGGTAAGTATTTACTGACATTTTCATTGGAGTAAACTACACTATTGTCTCCATCCCAAGTAGCAACTACTGTTGGTTCAAAGAGGTGACTTTGCCCCCATCCTCCAATTTCGTGTGAGTAATTGGCAGTTTCTATATCAAGCGCTAACATTTTCTTCATGATAATCCTCCAAACACATTTTACACCAATCGCATACACATACACGGTTCCTGTTATGCATGCCTATATAGTAGCCACCTATTTCATTTCCTATTTCTGTTTTACAAAATACACATTCGTCAGGTAAAGTCAACTTAAGCACTTTGACCACCCTTATCTCTATGGTCTGGCCTTAGTCTACAATAGACTCTAACGCCTTCTCTCGTTTCTTCAAATATTTTCGCTCCGTAATCCTTGTACTTAGAGTTTATACTACTCTTACTGTTAAGATTGGCCAGTTTACCGAACAAAGTCATTACATCAGATTTCTTAGCCCAACCCATACCTCTTCTATCATCGAAGTCGAATAGTTCAGATTTTCTATAAGCGTCTTTCCAGAATGATTCTAGTGCTTTCTTCTCTTTGTTACCGGAGCCCACTTTGACTTCGGATTCTAGCCAGTGGATTAAGTTCTGATATAAATCATAAAGAACTTCTTTAGCCATATCTATGTGGTCTCCTCTCACTACCCATGTCTTCTCTATCATAGCCATATGATGTGCTAGGACAGTCGTGTAGTTCTGAAGACCCATGATAAAGGAAGCACAGACACCTTGTTTAAGCGGGTCCATGTTCTCAATCAAAGAATAATACTCATCAATGGCTGCTACTAACGCAGGTCTGTACGATTCGTCTATTGTGAAGAGTCCTTTCATAATTGTCTTAACAATTACATTCTGGTCTTCTCTTGTCATCTCTTCCCACTCTAAATTAGACATCTGAGTTAGGCTCAGAGTTCTGTCGTGAAGTCTCTTTTTCAAATCACGGAAATGGTCTACGACTTCATCGAAGGAGACCTTGAACTCAGGGTCGTTATGAACAGCCCCTGCTAGTTCGTGTGCCACTGCCCTCTTCATCTCAAGAGTCCAGTTTCGCCAATAGGTCAAGACACGTTGGAAAATACCTTTGTCCAATACGTGTTCTTTGATACCCTTCGGTGGATAAGTAGTAATCCATAGGGATACCTCTGATTCAATTTCAAAAGTCTCACGAGCCATGTGCTTAACCAACATGTTACGACCAGTACCTGCCGAGTTTAGTGCAGACTGTAAGAACAATGTAGTATTCTCATTATGCTGACCAGTCTTTAGAAGCACAGAGCCCTCGTCGAAGTTTAGTCCTTTACGGCCTGCAAGTATACCTTCTCTGACCATCATCCCATGAGGAGGGTCGTCTGGGTCGGGTACTAGTGTACCGACCAAAGCAGCATCGTTCCCAGAGTTATAGTCAACTGAACTTAGACCTGAGTCCTTGAGTACTTGCTCAATCACTTGGTATGCCGCTGATTTACCTGTCCTCGTATCCTGTATCCAAAAGATACTGACACGGGGGTCAAGGTTACTACCACCCACAGGGATGCGGACATAAGGTATGGCCGCTTGACCCTGTATGAAAAAGAAGGACAGTAGTCCCGGTATTTCGTTATTTCTTGACACCTGATTAAAATGTTCTAGGTAACCCTTTAGTATTGGGTATTTATGTACGCATTCGTAGTTATCTGCTCTGTGTTCCATCATTGTTTATCCCTCTCTTATTGTATGTTTTTTGGACTTTGACTGGTTCTTCTGAAGTAAGGACATTTAGCAACCTTTGTCTCAAGGTAGTCCCCATGCCCTTGACTTGCTTTAGTGAATCTGGGAAAAGCATCTCTTCGATAGAGCCACATTTCTCCAGTAATTTATCTACTAAGTCGGGACCGAATCCCGGAATAGTTACAAGCATATCTGCACGCACGTCGTTAGTGCTTACTCTGGTGACACTACGTGCCCCATGCCTACTTGCAGGCTTATGTGATTTGGAATGTAATTTTGTAATGAACATGGCTGCTTCAGAGTGGTCCTTCGCTCTATAGATGTGACAATCAAAGTCAGCCATAATTCTAGCGAATGTACCAAGTAGTTCGTTCATGACCTTTGAATAGGAAACTTTCCGACCTTGCTTCTTACCCATTGCTACATACTTAGCAAGGTCACCGTGTACTACCAAGAATACTCTATCGCAATTTGCATCTAGGTTTTCTAACTGGCGCATGAGATGACCACTATGACTAGATTGGAATAAATCACTTAGGCTCTTACACTCTACGTGACCTGCACCTACTTTGTAATCACCCATCCCTTGTAAGTGCTCTTTCCTTACAGCGAAGCCCTGTCTCTCTGACATACGGACTACTGCATCATGAAGAGAGCCTCTTTCGTTAGTATCGATGATAAGCGGTGGAGTGCTCATTTTACTTCCTCCTTCTCTTGGTAAGCCTTTGCCTTCTTCTTGGTATGCATAGGGCACATTGTTTTTCCCTCTTCGGACCACCTTTTACATCTTCTAAAAGGAGCCATGGGTGTACCACGACCGACTTCTGCCGCACACCTATATTCGTTAGGAGGAGCATTTGCTAGGCACTTGCAGCAAATATTCATTTTGTATTTCCTTTTACTATTACTTGTTTTTCCAATTTCCCTTTCGCAAAATTCGCATCGCTGAGATAACGTGTGAGTGTAGGTCATGACTTCACCTCCAGATTAATTTGAGGAGGAAATGAAGCGGTAATAGTAATAATAAAAGTGGAGGCAATACTATTATGCAGAACACTGCGTATGCTAATTCTATCCAACTAGACCGACTCCTTTTTTCCATTCTGCCCCTCTCCAAGTATCGCTCCTGATTTATCCCAGTATCGACACTTACCTAGGCAGAGGCCTTTTGACCATAACATTTTGCATGTCTGAGGATACTCTGTACCAACAATCGTACCAACTTGATAACGAGTCACACCTTCATCAAAGTCAGCCCACTCTAGGCTTTTTATGAACGACACTATCACCTCAGTGTGCTTGTTGATGTCTTCTTGAGTGACTCGCTCTACATTAGTAAAGTTACGAAGTCGTTTAGATAGGTACTTGACAAGTTGTACACGAGCATCGTGACTAGGATTGCCACCAACTTGACATGCTGCTGAGTTGAGGCAGGGGAGAATGATTACGCCATCCATAGACATGGTAGGTAAATCAATAGGAGTAGTATTTGGATTGAAAATCTGAACTCTCTCAGAAGGCTTCCTGACATTCAGAGGGAGGCCAGTGCTCCCGTATGATATAACGCCATTTTTGGCATCGGCTGCCTTTTCTAAGATATGCTCTATACCTCTTTCCATATCATTAGTAGTCAGTGGTATGCTCCAAAAACCACGCTTGGCGTTATAGGAATTAGGAATACGAATCATACCACTTGTATCAAAAGGAACAGCAGGGTCTGAGCAGAATAAATCTAGTTCATGAACCCAGTCATTTACCTGCTGCATACCTGCTTCTTTGATGGCAGATAAATGAGGACCGCTACCCGGAGTGTATGTTTTATCCAAGGTGACCCACACATGGAAGCCACCACCGCTATACCATACTGCATGGGATATGTCGTCCTCCAGTAGATGGTAATGTAACTTCAAAGTTTGTGCCAGTGGGGTCTCTATATCTACATCTGGTCTGTTCCTATCTCTGAAGTTCTTAGGGTCAAAGTCCATAACGAAGTGCCTAATGATAGGAGTCATGAGGTCGACCCTCTTATTATGAGGCTGCTGAGTCCCTCTATATCCATAAACAGTCATGAAGGCATTAGATACACCATTCTTACCCGCCCAGTAGTTTTCTAAATCTTGACTGTTACGTACTATCTTTCTGAACCCTTTACCTTTCTCTGTAGAGAGTTCCATTACCTCTCTTGGGAAATCAAAGGTAATCTTCATTCTACTCACTCCTCGTACTTCTCTAGTATGTTATTCAATGAATCTATAATTTCCTTGACATCGTAAAGTGAAGAACTACTCAAAGTAATGAACATAGGACCAACAGGCCCCTCTTCCTCTCCAAATTCAAATAAACTTTTCTGAATAGCCACAGTATAATCAGTGTTCTGGCCTATATGACCAAAGTTTACATGAACAGGTCTGCCTACTAACCTAGACATCAGTGATTCAATCACAGTAGATAGCATTCCTTTATTCATTTCTTATCACCTTCGTAGTTATCTTTGTATTCTTGGGGGTCATCACTACCATCCCAACTTGGACAGATGCTCTTGAATGAGCACCATGCGCACTTACCCTGACTAGGCTTAGTAGGGAAGTTCTCTGTAATATGAGCAATGATTAATGCTTCTTTCATACGATTAATCTTCTTAGAATAAGTAGTCCAGTTCCTACCAGTAGCCGCCTCGTAAGTTATGTTATCGATAGAGCGTTGGTCATTACCATACTTATTGACAGGGTCTACTGTGACCAGACTACCTGCCGGATACACCCATCCCCAGTGACTAACGTCTTGTAAGTCGTGATTCGCAATCTTCAAGAGAAACTTATAGTATGCCATTTCTGTACGCATAGACTGTACTTTGAAAGAAGAGTCTTTCCATTCATCTTCCATGGGCTTTTTGGTTTGCATCCATTTGCCTGTCTTTAATTCCATGATGGCTACCTTGCCCTCTTCTGTCCTAAATCCTCGGTCAATGGAACCAGCATAGTGTATAGGCACTGTCACGGTCTCACCATTGAATTCAATCTCTTCTTCAACGAAAGCGTGTACTTCTTCTTCATTCATAATCGGTAAGTAGTTTTCTTTACCAGCACCCAGTAACCTTTCCAAATCAGTAGTTAATCTACTACGGACAACTTCCTCTTCACCTAGGTTGTACTCTACATCAGGAAGAACAGATAGTGATACTGCTAAATCCAGTGCCTCTTCCTTCTTACCTTCTTGCATTAAGTTGTGTAACTTGTCCAGTTTAGAGACTGCGTTGATGTAATACTCTTCTATAGCATTGTGCACATTGATACCCTTTGTCATTGCGTCCGTCTTAGGCTCTGGTAATCTATGTATACGCTTGTATTCATACTGCTTAGGGCAGAAGTCAAAGTCTGATGTTAGGCTTGTCTTAGTCATACGGAGCATCTTCTTATGTCCCGGCTTCCACTCGTAAGTGGACTTAGCATATGCTGCAAAGTTTACCATCACTCATCACCTGCACTTAGGTCAAAGAACTCATCCAAGGTAGTCTGACGATTACCAAACATACTTTCTTCGTTCTCTACTCTCTTTGTTATTTCTAACAACCTTTCAATATAAACTGCGGCGTCCATTAGTTCTTCTTGTAAATGAACTAACCAATCTGTTTTAGTTAGGTCAGTCCTTTCCATAGTAACGCCGTATTTCTTTTTACCAACTTCTGCTCTCTTCTTTATTTTATTGCATACTTTATCTTCTAATCTACTCATCTCTATCACCAATATGTTTTGGGCCTTGCTGACCCTGTTGCGAAATCAAGGTTCCAATTCAGGGCCTTGAAAATACTCTTGACTTTGGACTTGACTAATTTGTCAACCATCGTCTCGTAATCTAATTCATAATCTTCTAAATCTTCAGCGCCTCTAAATGCTACTATATCAGCGTCAGGTTGTCCATGTGGGCAGGTACTTACATACACCCAGTTCACGCTATCTCCTTCTTTGAAATAATCTGACTTATCTTTAGCAATATACTCATTGTAATACCTAGCACCTTTGACTCCGGGAACCCCGGCATTAGGCGCATAAGAAGAGAGGGCTTTCTGTACTCTTGTCGTACCTGCTATCTCTTCTATAGAAACTTCTCCTCGTTTGATTCGCTTAGATAACGGCCTAACCATGTCTGTGACTTCTTGCTCACTGGCACCTTTGCATACCGCTTGTAATACGTCATTCTCTAAGTTCTTAGAAATGGGAGCAAGCGTGCTGATTTTACCAAAGCGTGCCGACTTGACTTTATCCTTATCTTCAGGAGGCCAAGAGCATATGCCGTAGTAGAGATTCTTACCCGCTACTAACCAGTAAGGCATGTATGCTTCAAACTCTACAATTAGATGACTCGCTTGATGTTCTCGCTGAACAGTCTCTGTGAGATGTTTGGCGAGAGCAGGTGCTTCGTCAAATGGCACACTTACGAATGCCGAATCCGTATGTCCGTACAGGGCTTCGTAACCTTGTTCTCCAGACTCTTCCATTAGGAATTTGATTGCCTCTCTGCCACAAGCAGTGATAGCACTAGCGATGTCGAAATCACACCAGCCCCAATACTCACTCGCTGCCATACCATACAGTGATGCCATGACACGTTTGGTAGCAAGTTGCATGGTATTCCAACCAGCCCTCTCTATGGAGGTCTCTGCTTTTTTCATCTTGCTCTTGTATTCATCACGTAATTCAAACATCTCGGTTACTATACGTGGAAGCAATCCCTTTTCGGACTGGTCCCAGCATGTACCATCAGGTAGTTCTCTTACATTCTCCTCATCTTTACGCTCGCTAGGGACCTGTGTCTCCCATGAAAGATTATGGCTGAGGATTAGGCTGGGATACAGTCCCTTGTAATCAACACAGGCCACACCTTCGTATCGACCCGGAGTAGGAGGAGGAATGAATGCACCTTCGTATTCACGCTTCGCCTGCTTTGTTTTAGTAGGCGCTTTCCAGTGCGTCCTTCTACCTAACAGGCCTCTTGCAAACCTAGTGACATTATGACATGAAGAAAATTTAACGCCGCATAGGCGCTGTAGTGAAAAGAAGAAGTTGAGGACGTGATTTTCTTCGTCCACTTTCTTCAATAAGACTGTATCTTGCATACAGTAATCGACGTAATCATCAAATCTTTCAGTCCATCCAGTATATACGTCCATCTCAAACTTACCACCGTAACCTAGTGTTTCAGTGATAGTCTGTAGTTTTAAGTTCTTCAACTGAGGCTGACCGCTATCTTTCCATACACGCTCAAACCCACTACCGCTTCTCAGCGGGGCGGCTGTATCAAAGCATAGTCTACCGATAATAGGTTGCGCTACGTAATCATAGCCTCTTGAACCAGCCTTATTGGGAGGCCTCAATACTCTCCCTAGAGGACTTAGTTTCCTAAAGTTAGGAAGCCTCTTGACAAGGTGAGGAAGGTCTGCCCACATTATAGCGTGAGCAACGAATACATCAGGATTGCATTCTTCAAGGTAGTCGATGAAGGCTTGGTGCATATCTGCTTCCGAACCATATTCGTATCTCTCATAGGTAAAGTCTACAGTTACATCGTTGACTTCGTAGTCAACAGTGATTACTTCTTGTCCCTTACCCATGTCATAGTAGTTATTCGGATTACCCTTTCTCCAACAGAACGCAACGTGTCGATTGTTGTAGTTATCGACAACTGCCATAACTGTAGTCTGACCTGAATTAGGGCACCATTCTAAATCAAAGTGCCATACACGAGGCTTCCACTCAGGCATCTCCTCTACTTCGTCTATCAGATATCTATCTGCTAGACTGTAGTCCCCTTCCCATGTATCTACGTAATTATGACGTAGTTCTCTACACATCTCTCTGATGTCCGACGAGCGATAGCCATACACCTTGACTAGTTCTTCTCCTGTGCGTAGTGCCTCTGCCTTATCGAACCAATCGATTTCAGAGCCGGGGAACCTATTCAATACTCGTGTAATCTTACGAACAGGAGTAGATGCCTTGACCCAAAAGTATGGGCGGAAATCGTCAACATACTCTTCAATCAGATTACCTTCTGCATCACGCCACCTCTTGTAGATGTGGTCAGGCCCCTCAGGGTCTGGTCGAAAGGTATCGATTATCATACATTTTCCTCCTTAAAATCTCTAGTAAATCTTGATACACCATTACCGCTGCATTCTTTACAAGCATACCCACCACGATAGTTTTCTGAATATTGCTTATAACCGAATCCTTGAAAGACACCTCCACACTTAATACAAGTGTAGTAACTATCTCCTCTATGGTTTTTTGACATATCTATTCCTCTTCGTGTATCTGTACATAAGTTACATCGGCACCGCACGATGAGCAGTGTAGTGTAGCCACTATACCGTCACCCTCGTAGCCGTAGTCCTCTGGGTCATAGTCACAGCCCCAGATTAATTTACCACCGCATAGCCAACAGATGTCTCTTCTTTGGTGGTTGACATGTATGTAATTAGCCATATTCAGTCCTCCTCGTACTCTTGGTCAATGACAACCATCAGGAAATTAATATCAGGTTGCTCAAGAACCAATACTGTTTCATCACCCGTGTATAAGTTGAAATCTCCCTTTGGAAGATTAGTAAGTAACTCAGGTAACCAGTTGTCAAATGCCGAGCGAGCAGATACCTCAGGTGCATCTACATTAGTCAAAGCAGACTTAACGAACATCTTACCCTTTTGTGAATTACCTCCTCGTATGATGAACTCAGAACTACTAGGGTCGAACTCAGTCTTACAAGCGTATTTGCTACCGAGTACTTTACTAAAACTCGACGCAGGTTTGAGGGCTTCGCCTGATACTACAGCATGATAATTTAGAGATTGGTTAGACCAAGTGCTCCACATATTACCGACCGATTGTTCTATCAGTCTTTCAATCAAACTAACTTTATCTTGTGACTGAATGTAACTAGAGGTAGGTAACTGTAGACTAGACTTACCGCATGAAGCATGTAGAGTACCCGTCTTCCTTACCTGATTGACTTTGACTTCGCTACCCTTAGCAGCGTTGACGAAGGCCTTCAGTTTAGTTAAGTCACTAACATATACGTTACCTGACTGTGCGGTTCCACAGTCCATTTCCCGCTTGATATAGTGAGTAGTCTTACCTACTGCGGCAGTGATTTTACCATCACCTACCTTTATCATAATGTCCGTCAAATCCTTTCCTAAACTAGTCAGGAAGTTCTTGAGGTTTTCAGGACTTATTGTAAATTCTGCCATAATATCACCTAAGACAAATAGTAATGGGGAGAGTGCGCTAGGAGGAATGCCTAGCAGTAGCGGCGTAGTCGAAACAAACAAAGACAAACAATGCACTCTATTACTCTACCAAAACCCATTACTGTATATTGAATATCAGAGCACCCCGTCTCTCAGTTCGGACAGACCATACCATTCGGCTGGCTCTCCTTTCTTAGTTACGAAGTATGTTCTCTCTTGACCCTTGAGGTCAGAGTTAGTCTTCTGTTTGAAGAAGTCTACATGATACCTAGTCTCCCCAGTCAAAGACCCATCGTTGTTACGGGTGGCCTTTGCATGGCACCATAGGATTTGGAATACATCGTTGGTAGCATTCTTCTCCCATGCGAATTTCCAGCCGTCGAATCCGACCTTCCCTTCTTTGTCCTCTTTGAGGTGAGTTTCCCAAAATATGTCAACCCCTAGGCTGTTGAGTTTCTGACAGATAGCAGTCAGTTGCTTGAATCTAGTGGAGCGTATGTTCCAGTTCCATCCAATCTCTTGGTTTAGTTTAGCAGCAGACGCTTCAATGGCATCCTTTGCATCCATTTCCAAATCATAAATCTTCATGTTATTGATACAGACACTATCGAATTGGTCTACCGCAGTCACCAGTAGTGTCTTTAGTAGAGGCTTATCAAAACCTTCTTCGTGTTGTCTAGTAGCATACTCTATTGCGAATCTACCGACATCCATAATCTTCTGATAGGTGTCGATGTAATTGTAAGCAGTCCTGTCTTGCATCTGCATGACCCATGGACTAAAGATACGTATCCTTGGGTCACCGTTGTAATGAGCCTGCTTACAGGCCATTGCCCCGTTATCGAAATCAATCGCCCATAGTTGCTCGTCGTTAGTATAGCGATGCATATGTCCGTCCATTACGATACCAGTTTTACCAGTGCCTTCATGACCAACTACACCTGCAAAGATGTGAGATGGTTTAATTGAAGATGGCTTCCCTTGAGCAGCCAGTTCCTCAGCAATGTGAGGGAACTTGCTGACAAAGTCAGTGGAAGATACCTTGGTCTCTACCTTGGTCTCTATTTCGTTTCCGTTACCGTCGAAGTCATCTGCACGGATATCCGGCTCTTCAGGAGGCCTGTCCTTCTCTTGTGCCTCTTGGGCTTCGTGAGCGTCTGCTATTGCTCCCCAGCCACTCATCACTCATCACCTCCGAATTGACTAAGGTTGGTGCTGCCGCCAGTTGCTGCAGGTCTTGCAGTTCTTGGAGGCACATAGATACCAAGTGCAGTTATGCTAGGCAGTGTGTCGTCCTTGTAAGGGCGCATCTTCAGTCTACCAAAGATGATAACTTGAGTGCGCTGCGCATATGGTTTCCATTCACCATCGGTATCTTGGAAATCGAAAGGATGCTGTTCATCAAACATACCGCCGGGAATCCACACAGTTACCTCTGAGTGAGGGCTGTCTCTTCCGTTACGAGATTGTAATGATAGACTAGTGATGCTCATTCTGAAAGAGCGTCCTGTCGCATCGTATTCGCTGTTCATTGGTTCTTTGTTGAGGCGACTAACATATCCCTTCGTAATGATAGTAGGGTTAAGTGTTATCCCACTAGGTAGTTTTATCTTCTTATCAGCATGTGCTTCTGAAAGTTCAGCAAGGTCTACTACTGCGTCATGCATTTGGTCATTGACAAGTAGTCTCTGTGGCTGTAATTCACTACGCATGTTTTCAGGTAAGAATGAATCAGTATATTCCACAGTTTCGTGGAAGTTACGATTAGTATACAGAGTGTCACGTCCTGCTTGACTAGGAGGTATCGCCTGTATCTTACAAGGTTCATGGAAGTTATATTGTGCTTCCATAGATTTGTTAGAAAGATTAACTCTCCACAAAGCAATGTCGTTGTTATTTTCTTCCGAACCTAGGAAGTATAGTGTGCGACTGACACTAGTAGGAGCCATAGGCTTTCCTACCGATGCACTAGCAGCGTTTGTATTCAGGAGACAAAGAATCATGTCACCGTGTTCAAAGGCAAACCAAGGTAGGTTACTGCCGTCCACTTTCTCTTGTGTCGCTTCACCATTGACATGCCATACTCCTTCTTTAGCAGTAACGACGCCGATTAGTTTCTCTTCGATTGCTCTGTTAGAGTTATTCTTAAACATATTAATCGCTGTCTCTCTGGCATTAGTTCTGTTGTCTCGTGTAGAATCTTCGATACCTACTAGCATACCGACATAGGTAGTGGTTTGCCTTCCAGATGACTGCGAGCCACCAAGGTTTCTAGTTTCTATCACGAACATTTCTGACCATTCGATAAGAAGATACTTGTCTTCGGTTAACGCATCGTCTACCGAAAACTCTTCTTTTAACCAAGCGTTGAATTCATTCGCTGCTTCGCCTATCTTTTTACCAGTTCTATCCGCATATCCCTTAAGTCGTTCAAGAACTTCTTCCGGGTATTTTCCATTCGTTTCATCTTCCATATTTATCTCTCCATATTTTTCTTTAGTTTTGCTACAAAGTACTCAACAAATGCCAAGTCATCATCAGGCCACTGCGTGGACAGAATGACGAACTCGCCATAAGTGAGCATGAAATTGTGCCAATCATCTTCGCTCTCCATGAGAGGTTTGGCACGTTGTCTAAGGCCTTTGAGCATGCCTATTCGACTATAACCGCTTTCTAATGAGTTGACCAGAAGGGCGGTAACCTTCGGGAAATCAGAGCCTAAGAGATTCATAGCCGCTCTGTTGAGTGCTCTGGTATCTCTCTTTAATCGGTCAATCAAAGCGTCTTCTTTGTTAGGGAGACCCTCTAATGTATCGATGGCGCTTCTCAAACTACCATTACATAGTTTGATGAGCGTCTCTACATCAATGCACCATTGTGACGGCCTTCCTTCGTCATGGATAATCTGACATAATCTATCAGCAGCACTGTCATCAGCGGCGATAGGCTTGAATTCAAAAGTAAGGCACCTGTCTCTAATTGCAGGGTTGATGGGGCTTATGTCATTCGCTGCTAATATGAATATAGTAGTACTATGACTATCCTCTATAATCTGCTTAAGTGCTTTCTGAGCAGGGGCTGTGAAACTATCTGCTTCATCTAGGAATATGATACGGCGACTAACACCGAGTGCCTTTTGTTTACTGATACGCTTAAGTTCCCTAACATAGTCTATGCCTCTATCATCACTAGCATTAGTAATGATGAAGTTCATAGGGTCAAAGAAATCTCCTAGCATATCTCTAGCAAGAGCATTGGCTGCACTTGTCTTACCTACACCGGGAGGCCCTACAAAGAGTAAATTACTAGGGCAGTTGTCGATAGTCCATTCAGATGATGCTTCGACAAAATCTTCACATCCTATCAAATCCCCAATTGTATTGGGTCTGTACTTTTCTCTCCAATTCATTTCGACCAGCACCCTGAAATATTATTTGGAGATTTATAAGGGGTTGCTCTCAGTGAGCCATTTCTATCAAATCTGTCAGTTGACAAACTTCCCCATAACCAGCATTGTCATCTATGTATTCTAGTGTAATTTTCTTAGCAGTCATGTCAGTAATACTGAACTCATTTATCTCAGCCATGACTACAACTGCGTATTCATCTACAGGTAACCAGTTGTTACCTACAAGCACACCTTGACTCGCTAACCTCTGTCGTATATGTTGAGCCATACCAACAGGTAACTGCTGCTCACCTACGACGTAGGTCTCATACCCATCCATAGATGCCAGCCTTACGTGTGTCTCAAATCCTTCGTCCTTCATTATATCAGTAACAAGTAGGTGGACATGGAATGCATCTTTGAGTAATACCCATCCGCCTTCTCCACCTATACTGAAAGGGCCAGACAGCGTGAGCCTCAGCCTTTCATTATCTTCTAGCGTCTCAAGTAAATGACTGACGTCTTCGTTAGCACTCACAGGTACACCTGTCTTAATAGGACAAGTAAGTTCTAACTTACTTAGATAAGAGGCCCGCTCTCTATACTTGAGTTTGTATATATCCCAGTCATCTCCTATTGCCATCACGTCAGTGATACACTTCACCTGATTAATGTCAGCCTCTACTTCAAATATCGCTTCAGAGGATGTGTAAGGAACCTGACTAACCTTACCTATTATCTGCTTATCACGGTTGTAGAGTATACCCTTGAACTTACCTTTAGGGAACTCAGTTACGTGTAGGTATCTACGAGGAGCACCTATGACTTCTGCATAGATATCAGAGGGGGCAATGAGTTTATCCCATGCTCTATAGATAGGGCCCTTGAAAGCCTGTCCGGGTTGCATAGTCCTCACCTCTATCTCTACTCTCTCATCAGCAAATAACTTACCAGCAATCTCAGCAGGGTGCCTAGTCTCAAGCATTCGCCTGACAGATTGTAGGCTCTGCCTATTCGCAGAGAGGTATGAAATCAATTGCAGGAATCTATCTACAGGTATAGGTGGTCGCTCATCCAATGCTCGTGACCAAAACAACAGTGCTTCTTTCTCATGCATTTTGCTGGCAATCTTAAGGAAGCCCTCGTCTTTTATCCTAGTCATCAGATGTAACGCTTGCTTGACAGTCATGCCCTCTCCACCATACTCCGGTGACTCTAGTGCTAGTAAAGGTACGATTGGCTTACCTGCCAATACCTCGTCCCATACCAGAGGAGAGATGGATAGTTTCTTACACATGTCATCTCTTATCTCTCTGACACTACTGAACTGCCTTTGGTATCTTGAATACTTGGGGAAGAATATATCGATGAGGTTTTGTAAATCATCCTGACCATCGTCCATCATCTGTTTAATGACAGTCAGTGCCTCTTCCCAATACAGAGACCTGTTCTCAGAATCAGTCATGTAATTCCTATACATTTCCCTGAGTTTCTCAGAGATGATTGCGGCCTCTGCTAGTAACATTATGCGTTCACTACTCCATCCCATTTGTCGCTTTTGCTCATATTGTCTGCCGCCCATAGCGGTTGTAAATTGTTTAACGCCCAACACTTCTTGAAGTCGGGGTGTTCTGTTGAATCATAGTTAAATGATGCAACTGGTCTTATGTGGTCTATGTGCCACTCATCCATGTTGCCCCATGAGTAGCCATTCTCTTCTGTGAATTGTGATTCAAGGTGTTCCTTTAATTCATACTTATTATAACCCACTAACGAGAAGGTTTGATTTGTTTTCTTGATACCCCTATGTTTTAGAGCCTGCCTCAATCTACCTCTCATTCTTTGAGTAATCTGTTGCATTGTTTGATTAAACCATGAATTAGGGTCTTTCCTTTGTTCGTTTTGCCACCTTAGTTTTCTTGCCTGATGTTTAGGTTGAGAGTTCTCATGTTTGGTTCGGCATTTTCTACTACAGAACTTTGTATGAGCATGGTAAGTAAGTTTAGTTTCCCCACAAATAATACAAGTTATTTCTTTCATATTTTCAAGAGTCGACTCTCTCAAACTTTTCAATAAATTGTCTTTGTATTGTCGTCTATTGACCTCACTACAAGTATCACTACAAAACTTACGCCTTGTGCCTCGCTGAGTAAAGGTAGTATTGCATATAGGACAAGTGCATTCGACAAGAGTTACTAAGTTCCACTCTGGGTCTTCTGCTTTATTTTTCGCTCTTGCCTTTCTTGCGCTAATTCTTGCCGCTTCTTTTCTTTCAGGCTTTTGACCATATTCTTTTGACCAATTCTGTTTATTCTTCTTACGACAATCATCACTACAAAAGCCTCCGACTGTCTGCGACTCATGTTTTGTAAATTGCTTACCACAACATCTACACTCAATCGGAGTATGTAGACGCTTGATGTGTCTTTTCAAATCCCAGTTATCCTTAAACTCCGCATTACAAACCACGCATTCTTTAGTCGCCATCTGTTTCCCTCAGTTCTGAGAGGGCATGTTGAATTGCTTTGGCTAGTGAACTAGCATCCTCAAGGTTCAGCCGCACGCCCTCTCTCGTGTAGCCTTCTCCCTTGGGATGTTCGATTGTTTTCCTAACTCTGATGTCTATTACCGCAGGCGACTTACCCTTGGGCTCTACTATGCTCATGACTACTTCCGACTTACCTCTCCACTTAACGGAGGTGCAAGGGACACGCCACTTGATGGTCTGTTCAAATCCTCTAGTACTCACGTACTCACAGCCCTAGGTGTGTCAGTTTGTAGTCTGGCTTGTCCTGAGTCACTACTATCACTGCGAGACCTTCGGCCATCTGTTCGATTGTCCATCGTGTCAGTTCTTTCTCTGACATCTTTCCACGATGATGTTCGTCATCGCATGCCATACACCAGTCTTCAGAAGTCTTGGCTAGTAACTCATGGGAATACATAGGCTTCCCGCAATTTTCACAAGGGGCACTTGGACTTGACTTATCTACAACTAGTGCTCTAAGTATCACTCCGTCTACAGGAACCATTGCTATCCGCATAGTCATTCCTCCTCTTCAGCACAGTCCTCTTTACACTGTGTGCCACAGAAAGTCTGTCCCTTTTTGGGTATGAAAATCTTGACTTGAGGTACTCCGTTATGCTCAGCACCTTCGGTGCATCCATCGTATTCGCACTCTATGTACCGCTTGTCATTAGAGGCAGCCCAGCCATCTTCCGACTTGGTATACTTGATACCATCGCTAGTGTATGATTCGCCGACTTCATAATCTCTTAACACCTGTACCTTGGTACGGAATGTCATTGTAAATTCTTCCATCTTCATTCCTCCTTTTCCAACCAAGCCTGTCTCCTAGAGTACAGTGCTGGCTCCCACTCATCACGCAAGTCGTCCTCTGTGTAATGTCTCGTAACTCTCTCTACCCATTGGATTCGCCTTCCGGCCTCGTCATAATCATCATGTAAACCTTGCTTGCATTCTTCTGCAATTCGCCGAGCCACTCTCCATTCACTTCCTTGTAAGAAGTGGATGTCTGTATCTCGGTGCTCATCGTCACCCCATACTACTCTGTATTCTATTTCTTTCTTCCAAGTCATATTCATTCCTCCTCTAATACTGGCATGGTCTCAGGCATCTGTACTTCAAACCTAGTACCAAAGTCACTGATGATAGGTAGGTAATTAGGGTTAGTGATACCTTCCATAAGAAGTAGTTCCCAAGCCTTGACTTTAACTACCTCTTTGAGTTTGTTCTTGAACTCTGTCGGCGTCATTCTTCCTCACCTACATCTCTAAATGTAACTACGTTGCCTCTAACATGAGGTGGCAGGAGGCTTCCTGAGAATGGACAAAAGGTGCCGAGGATTATTACCTCAGGATTCTTTTCATCCATCTTCTGTATAACTTCCATGCGACTCAGTATAGTGAAGTTGGCTACTCCGTTAGAGTAAGTGGACATCAAGTCATCACCAGCAATCAGTCCGTAGTCGTAGGGTTCCATAGGAACCTTGGTATCGCAGACAGGACACTGTATAATAACGCACCACTGCTCTACTTCTTCAACCTCACCTGTAGGTAGTTTCATCTCATGCTGACCATCGAATTGCCAGACAGCCTCCTCTAAAGGAAATGCCACTAGTGGTGTTTCGCATTTAGAACAAGGCCACTTCTGCGCTGACTCTTGTCTGAGCATCATCTCTTGCATATGTTTCTCTTGGGGAGAAAGGTGTGATACATCAACTAAACTTACTTCGTCTTCATCGACTGTCCAACCTATGCTCTCTACTAACACACGCATCCTTACACGGGCTTGTGCCCCAATAGGCGTGTTCTCTTGTTGTACCAACTTGAGTTCTGTCTCCCCTTCTCTTACATAGGTTAGTCCCAGTCCTGCTGGTTCCCACATACCTCCGGGTCGTAGTTTCTCAAGTATCTGCTTCGCTTCATTTTCAGGATTGTGTTCCATAATAATCTCCCTCTCTTTTTTCTTTCATCCAAACCAATGTATTACAACAGTGCACAGGCATCATCTTGGCGTGTTCAGTCAACAGTATGATAGTCTTGTGGGGCAAACTTTCCCCGCAACTAGGGCACTGCGACATGTAGTGCGACGCCTCTACCATCATAATGATTTCCTGCTCGTCCTCTCCTCCTGTTACTGACATAACATCCGAAGGGATGGGTATGGTGGAACCTACCAGAGGTATTTCCTCACCATTTGTTACCCAAATCCCTTCTTCGTTTATATCCACTGCCTCCATTACATCATTCAATAGAGCACCTCTGAGAACATCGGTACAGACTTTAGTTGCTCTTCTATAGAAGTTCCCTTCACTGACTTGGCAGTAATGTCACCTAGTACTTTATGGACAGTTTGTAGACGGTCAGTAACTGTGTTCATGTTCAGTGTAGAACCAGTAAGTACGTCCTTACCATCTGTCCAAGTAGGCTTGTGAGTAATGGCACCGGTCAAGATATTGTAGACATGGTAAAGAGAACCAGTGTCTTCGTTATTGACTGCGACCCATGATTCGCTAGGTTGTGTCCATCCTTGGCCCATAAGTCTCCACATATGACCACGGGTTAATGAGACTACATCTCCTGCATCGTCACGCTTAACTGTAGGTTTAGTAATCAATCCTTTTCTTTCACAGATAGTCATGAGTTTCTCAAAGGTATCTCTGCCTACTTTTACATCCTTCATGGATTCCGCTACTATGATTTCTTGAGCAGCCGCTTGGATAACTTCTCCAATCTTCTCAGCCATGCTGTCGAAGTCAAAGTTACCTAGCACTCCATTGGTATGCTTTAGTTTGATTAGGTTCGCTCTGTCTCCCATAACCATTCCATTAGTACATACAAGTCGCTCTGCAATTGCCTGTACTTTGAATGATGAGGAGCCATCGAGACTGTTGTAGATAGCGATACCAACACGATAGTCACCGTTGTTAGTGAAACCACGCTTAGTCCAACTGTCACCTAGTCTCTCCTCTGCTTCATCCCAATTCACATTACTAGTAACGTCACAGAAACATGCTGCTTTCTTACCTTCATCCCAAGCCATGACTTGTGCTGACCATCCTTTCTCTGCGGCTAAGTCTAGCACTGGGCCGAACCCTTTACGGTATGGCATAGGGTAGTAAGAAGGACTGAATGTCCCTAGATAAGCACCTGCTGGTCGCTTGTCACTTTCATACTTAGGGTTGAATATGTGATAAGCAACTGGTGCTCCTTCAGGGCCATTGACCCTTGCTACAGTAGCACCTTGCTCTGTCTCATCCTTAACAATAAATGCTGGTTGCCTAACAGGCTTGAAGTCCCAGTCATCTGTAATCTTAGGCTCTCTACCACCTGTCTTGAATACAGCGTCGAATGGCCCCTCTGCCGCATTAGCAACTACGCCGTCTACTGTGATAGTAGGTGCGTTCTCAGATGACCACATAGGTACTTCATCATCAGTATCCTCAGCGAAGGTAGTGGGAATCTCTTCACCGTGTTCCAATGCCGATACAATACTTAGGTGCTCTTCAGTCACATGTAGTGGTGCCCATTCTCCTAACAATAGCGCCTTGATGTGGTTCGCTATAGCACTGTCATCAGGCCTGATGAGGGCCGCTACTCTACCCCCTTCTATTCGTTCTAGCCTAGCGACAATGAAACGAGTGAATCGCATACTCTTTACTCCTGATATGGAGGGGTATTCTATCGTTACATCTGCCGTCGTACTGTCTGTTATTTTTCCAATTATTATAATTTCTTCTTCCATTTATTTCGTTCTCCTTTTTCCTATTTGTTTTGCTGGCTCCTCTCGAAGCAATGTTACTATTCTTTGGAGATTTATAAGGGGTTGGTTTCAGTACAGCGTTTTTCAAATCAAAGACAGAGAAAGAAATAATACTCGGCGTACCTTCGGGTATCTATGAGCGGAGCGTTTGAGCAAGCATGGTCGCTTCTCAAGTCGTTCCAAGTTGCCGACGCTGATGAAGTCGTTGGACAAGGTAGGAATCAATTGGTACTTGGGCAAAAAGGTAGCCCTGATGTTACCAAGGTAGGAGGAGTAATGGGAGCCGGAGATATGTATCGATTAAACAGGCTCGCCGCAATGATGCCTCAAAGATTCGTATCCCAGCAACCTTTGTTAGAAACCATGCCTTTAACCGGTGATATACAAGGTTCGTTTAAACACACATTGCCCATCGTATCTACTCAAGAAAGAGGCGACCCTCTGAGAGGAGAGGCAGGAAGAAATCCTAACTTAAGTGAAGAGGAAGCGGAGTATATAGATTCAGTCAAAGGTAGAGAACTTGCAAGAGCAATGTATGGTATTCCCGGAGGAGCGTTATTAGAAGGACTAGGTCTGTCTGATATCAAAGAGCCTAACTGGATGAGGACTAGAGACCAAAAAGGATTCCCCGTAGCCGATTTAACAAACGTACCTACCGATATAGGGCGGGCTAAGATAATGGACCCACAGTTCGCTGGTCCTACTAACTTACAAGAGAATCCTTTAGACACAGGCTTCCAACTCAGAGGAACGCCTAGGAAATTTGGAGAGCAATATAGCATACCGGCAGCAGATAGAGAAGAGTTCGCACGTAGAATAGATGCTCTCCCATTTGATAAGTTCGTTGACCCAATCTACCAATCCTATGAGGACTTGTATCCAGAAAGCGCTAATGAACTATACGAAAGGTTATCTGCACAAGAGCATCTATTAAATGAAGAACTAGGGCATATTGGTGTTCAGTAAAAAGACACAGGGAATCGGGTAGCCTCTCTTCTTAGAGGAGGCTGACTGTATCAGTATGGTTCTCTCCATCCCCTTTACCTCTAGTCCTCTGTCAAGTATCTCTAGCATATCTCTTACATCATTACCTTGGCTCGGTAAGAATTGTACACACATCTCTTCATTGATAGTATGCTGTACAATAGTACCTGTGTCTCCGAAGTCAATCATAACTTTACCCTCTGCATGAATGTAGTCTGCCTCTTCTTAGTTGTCCTCTTACTAGGGTCATATTCCGGTGCCATTCGGTTGACGGTCTTCCATCCATTTTCCAGAAGTTTCTTCTTACTGATACAGCCTCGTATTCTATTAATGGGATATACATCAGTATGCATCCTATGTCCAGTCTGACTAAAGTACCTGATGTAAACCTTGACGACAAAGTGTCTCTTCTCAATCTCAAGTAAGTCAGGGTCTAGTTCCTCTAGCGCATAGTCCACTGCTTCTTGCAAAGCCTTGTGGTCTATCGCTTTCCTTCCTCCCCTACTTCTTTTCAGAGAGCCCACCACACCACTGCTATTACCGTTGCCACGAAAAGAAACAGTGTCGCTACAATTGACCAGATAGTTTCCCTATCTTCTTCTTTCATACCGTCTCCCCTGTAGTTAGTTTCCAAATACTAGGTTCTTCACCTATCCTATCGAATCTCTTCTCTTCATCGCAGCGTAATATATAATGGAATGTCCGATGACAGACAGAAGACAAGGATTTGATAGACTTACCTCTACTCTTAGCCAAGTCCAATACCCTTTCTCTAATCGAGTGGTAACCCAAAGCCTCATCTGCTTCCTGCAATACTTCTACAACAAGTTCCTTGAATCTATCCTTCGCATTCATATTTCTTCAACCTCGTACTTCCATCCTCTTTCCTGTTTGAGTTTCTTAACCAGTTCCTTCACGAGCCCCTTCCTCTGTTCTACATTACCACCATCGAGGACAGCCTTTACGACTTCTCTCTTGGCTTCAACTACTCGGTCAAAATGCTCATCAATTGTACCAGCACAAGATAGGTAGACAGCGTGTACATGTTGGCTCTCCTGCCCTATTCTATAGACACGGTCTTCCGCTTGCTCTTCGTCAGTAGGAACCCATTCACGTTCAATGAATAGAACAGTGTCTGCTTTGGTGAGAGTAATACCTTCCTTCGCAGCGATGGTATTACAGATGAGCACATCTAGTTGCCCGTCTTGGAAGTTCTCTACAATCTCTTGTCGCTTCTTGGAAGATACACTACCAGTAATAGTGTCTACTCTCACATTTTGGTATTGTTTGACGGCATTAAGTTGGTCGACTATACCTTTGATTACATCACGATGATGAGCGAAAACCACGAGGGGCTTACCAGTCTGATGACTGTACTCTGCAATCCAATTGACTGCAAACGGTATCTTAGTCCTACCACAGATATGCCTGAGGTCATTGAGCATGTTGAGCATCATACCTTGAGGCAACGGTTCACCATTCAGATAGTGGTCATCTATTCTTCTCTCCCATTCTTCTTGTGCAATGTCGTAAGGACTACGTGCATCTTTAGGTAAGTAGACAGGTAAGAAGGTACGTGTCTTCGGCGGTAGTTCAGGTAACACTTCGCTCTTGAGCCTACGGATACATAAGTCACGGGTTCTCTCATTCAGTTCCTTGGTATTACTAGCACCATCAAAGTCCCACCCGAAACCAGTATGCCAAGGGTCACAGTATCTTTGGGCGAAGTTCCAAAACGAAGGGAACTGGTCAGGCCTCATTAAGTTCAGAGCATTGAAGAACTCCCTTGGCCTACTAGCAATAGCCGTGCCACTGAGAGCCAATACCTTTGGACATAGCGTAGCAAGTTCCAGTGTAGATACAGTACGCTTGACTGGCTTGTTCTTACTACCTGAGTTCTTCAAGTAATGAACTTCATCTAACACCAAAAGTCTAGGAGCGATAGACATGAGTTCA